CAGTTCATGAACGTGAATGATTATATCACTCGTGTTGGGACTGCATTGGGTATCGACATGGATGGTCTGATTAAATCTGAAGAACAATTACAACAAGAACGACAACAACAGGCTCAAGAGATGCAGCAAGCACAGATGATGGAGATGGCGAAAGCTGCTACTGGTCCTGTTGCTAGAGAAGCTGCGGGTGCAGCCCGTGATAGTGTCGCAGGAAATGGTGAATAAGAATGGTCGAACAAGTAGTTATCGACACATCCGCTGAAACAGCAGGTCCAAGTTTGGAAGAACAAGCCGCTGAAATGGATGCTGGTGTACAAGAACAGAACGAGACAGACCGCCCAGAGTGGCTCCCTGAGAAGTTCGGTTCTCCAGAAGATATGGCTAAAGCATACTCAGAACTAGAGTCCCGTATGGGTTCTCAAGAACCTCAAGCTGAAAGTGAGCATGAGGAAGGCGAGGTCCGTGAGGAACTAGATAACGCTGGAGTGGATTACGATGCACTCTCTCGTGAATTCTGGGACAATGGAGACCTCTCCGTTGAAAGCTATGATATGCTAGAGGAAGCAGGTATTCCTCGTGAAATAGTTGATAGCTACATTAAAAGCCAAATCAGCGTTATGGATAGCCAACGGTCTAACATAATGAATGAGGTAGGTGGTGAGCAAGGTTACGAAGAGTTAACCGCGTGGGCCGCTGATAACCTAGATGAAGCTGAGATAGACTACTTTAATCGGATGATGGACAGCAATGACTTCAATGCTATCCGTATGTCTGTTCGATCTATTGCCGCACGGCGTGAAGCCAGTGAAGGTATCGAGCCTTCCCGTAACCTATCTGGCAGTTTGTCGGGTGGTACAGGCGGATCATACGACAGTGTGCAGCAATTGATGACTGATATGCAAAGCCCATCCTACGAAAATGATCCAGCGTTCCGCGCACAAGTCGAGGCTAAGTTGGGACGTTCTAACATCCTATAGGAAGAACACATGAGCAAATCAGGACGGGTCTATTCAGACTATGATAAAGAGTATCAGGCTCGTCCTGAACAAGTTAAGAAGCGTGTGTCGCGTAATAAGGCACGGCGTATGATGATCTCTAAACACGGTAAGTCCAAATTAACTGGTAAGGACATTGATCATTCAAACGGTAACGCTACTGACAACTCTTCTAGTAACTTAAAAATCATGTCTAGCTCTGTAAATAGAGCAAAAAAGTAGGGAGCCTTCGGGCTTCCTCGACCACGCCGCTTATTAGTGGGTGGCGAAAACAGGAACATCCAACGGCCACGGGTGTTCTCTTTTTTTCATCTAACTCAACCAAAGCAATTAATTACGTTGAGGCCCCTTACGAGGGATAACCTTATCGGAAAGAGCGCACACGGACACGTTAGAGAACAACCTAACAATCTAAACTCTTTTCCAAGGTGAAATAAAATGTCTAATGCTAATCCATCCCGCGTGGGTCAGGTCGGTCTAACAGGTGCAACTGACGCCCTGTTTCTGAAGGTCTTCTCAGGTGAGGTAATGTCTACTTTCAACGCACAAACTGTGATGAAAGAAAAGACCCGTATCCGCTCTATCCAGAACGGTAAGTCCGCTCAATTCCCAGCAATCGGCAAGACCGTAGCTGAGTACCACACCGCTGGTGCAGAAATCTTGGGCAACAACATCGAGCATGGTGAGAAAGTCATCACAATCGATGACCTGTTGATCTCAAACACTTTCATCGCAAATATCGATGAAGCTAAGAACCATTATGATGTTCGCGCTGAATACTCAAAGCAAATGGGCCAAGCTCTCGCACAAACATATGACCGCAACTTGCTGTCTATGGCTATCAAAGCTGCTCGTGACCCATCTGGCCTCGGCGCTGGTATTGCTGGTCAAGGCTCCGCTGCTTCTGAAGCTCTCGGTGCTGCTCCAACTACAGCACAAATTGTTGCTGGCATCTATGACGCCGCTGCTACTCTTGATACACGCAATGTACCAGAAGCAGAGCGTTTTGTGATTGTATCGCCAACCGTCTATTACGCACTCGTGCAAGACGACAAGCTGATCAACCGCGACTTCGGTGCTAACGGTTCTTACTCTGACGGTTCAGTAATGAACGTGGCAGGTATGACTATTGTTAAGTCTAACAACGTAGCCGTGGATCACTCTACAGCCGCTGCATACCCAGACTTCAACGCCAAGTATGCCGTAAATGCTACAGACACATCTGCATTGATCATCCAGCGTCAAGCTCTGGGTACAGTTCAGTTGATGGATATGGCCACAGAAATGGAATATGACATCCGCCGTCAAGGTACACTCGCTGTATCTAAAATGGCTGTTGGTCACGGTGTATTGCGCCCAGAGTGCATCATCGAACTCCGCGCTGCGGCTTAACCAAACATGGGCCTCTCTAGTTAACCTAGAGGGGTCCTTTTTTACATTTACAGGGATAACTCATGGCAACTCTTTTGACCCCAACGACAGAACTCGAAGCTGTCAACGTATGCCTTGCGAACATTGGCGAGTCGCCAGTGAGTGCCATTACGGGTAATATCACCGTTGATGCGGCTCTAGCGAGAGACCTACTTCGACAGGTGACCCGCGAAGTTCAAACACACGGGTTCTATTGGAACACAGAACTTAACTATAAACTAATTCCAAACACAGCCGACAACCTTGCTCTACCCGCTAACGTGTTGTCAGTAGACACCACAGGTGACGATAAGAACAAAGACCTCGTTGCCCGTGGACGCATCTTATATGACCGCGTTAAGCACACATACACATTCACAGAACCAGTTTATGTAGACATCGTTGTAGCTCTTGGTTTTGAAGAACTACCAGAAATAGCTCGCCGCTATATCGCGGTTAGAGCCGCTCGTATCTACCAAGAACGGGTGATGGGTAACAGTTCTATTTCAAACTTTAACACATCTGACGAAGATATGGCCCGTGCTGCTTTACTGGCTGAGAACATGGAAATTGAAGATAATAATATGATGACAGGAAACGCCTCTGTGTTTGGTATCCTCTCCCGTACAGCGTATTAAGAGGTGAAATAATGCCCTTAGTCTCAACAACTGTTTCCAACCTAGTAAGTGGTGTTTCACAACAACCCGCACCACAGCGTCTTAGGACTTCTGGTCAGGAAATGAAAAACGCATACCCGTCTGTTGTGGCGGGTTTGCAGAAACGTCCTCCAACCCAATTTGTATCACCACTGAATACTAACATTACTGACGATGACACCACAGCGATCCATGTGATTAACAGAGATTTCAACGAGAGATATATTGTTGTCGGTGGTTCAGGCGATGTTGAGGTTTTTGATACTGATGGTGTTAAAAAGACCGTCAACTACCCTGATGGTAAATCATACCTCCCCACATCCGATATGTGGACAAAGTTACGGTTTGCCACGGTAGCTGACACCACGTTCATTCTTAATACTGAAAAGACAATTGAAACCTTAGCTCTACCAGAGACACGTTCTGACCCCAGCGCAACCGCGTCCGTTTTCATTAAACGTGCTGTGGCCTCTACGACCTATGCTGTGTACATCAACAACGTACTGGCTGCGACAACCTCTACAGAAGATAACACCACTGCTCAGACTGCCCTAGAGGGTACTTCAGACATTGCAGAGGAACTAAAGGCTGACGCTATTAGCCGTGGTTATTCTGACGCACAAACATTTGGACCCACTCTTACATTCTCTGTACCCGCTGGGGCCGATATCAGGGTGCTCGACCAGTTCGGTGGCGCGGCTATGGAAGCATTTACAGACCGCATACAGTCATTCGACAAATTACCTCCCTCTGAGAAGCAGGGGCGTATCGTACAAATTAAGGGTAACCTTAATGACGCTACAGAGGATTATTGGGTCGAGTTCGATAACAACGTGTGGGAAGAAACCGCAGGATATAACGCGGGTGAGGGCTTCAACGCCTCAACAATGCCTCATGTGCTCGTGAGGGAAGCTGATGGAACCTTTACGTTTAAACAACACATATGGGGTGAACGTACAGTAGGTGATGGGGACACTAACCCTGCGCCTAGCTTTGTAGGTAAAAGAATTAACTCTTTATTCCTTTTTAAAGGACGCATGGGCTTCCTCAGTGAAGAGAACCTAATCATGTCCGCAGTAGGTGAACTAGAGAGTCTGTATCGAAGTACAGTTGTTCAAGTATTCGCCTCTGATAGGATCGATGTGGCATCTATTACTGGTCGAGTTAACAACCTATATCATGCTGCGATGTTTAGTGACACACTGGTTCTGTTCTCTGATAGCCAACAGTTTAAGCTGGTATCTGAAAACGTACTATCGCCTCTTACGGTCGGCATCGTTCCCTCAACAAAGTTTGCTTGTTCTCCATATACAGCACCTGTGGCTTCTGGGCCTATTGTGTTCTTTGTTACGGACGGATCGACAAACTCAACAGTTCGTGAACTCTATATCGATGAAGAATTGAAGACCGTGGATGCGGATGAAATTACAATCCAAATCCCTAACTACATTCCCAATCAGGTACGCACACAAGCTGTATCAACTTATGATGATGTTATGGTGCAGCTGTCAGCCTTAGAACCAAGTAAACTCTACGTCTACAAATGGTACACATCTGGTGGTGAAAAGATACAAACAGCGTGGTCCCATTGGGATTTCGGTGAAGATGTAACCATCATGGGTTGTCAGTTCCTAGAGGACTTCTTGTACATCGTGTATAAGACAGGTGGACAGGTTTATCTCGATAAGATGTTCTTGGATACCAAGCCTAGCGACAAGGCTCTCTTGGATCACCGCGTGGACGAGACAGCAATCACAGTCACATACAACCAAACAGACAATCGTACAGAGCTTGTGCTTCCTTATTCCACCCCAGCTAACCTAGAGTTCTTTAAAATGGAGAACCCTAAGGGTCAAAAGATGGCGGTGACTAAGGTTAGTGATAACACTTATCATTTAGCTAAAGTTGATGCGACTTCGTGGAGTATAAATGCTGGTGTACCTTACGTCTTTGAATACGAGTTCTCTCCTCAGTATATACGAGAGGATACACCTACGGGTGAAGCCGCTATTCAAGAGGGCAGGGTACAGCTAAGATATATGTCCCTAATCTACACGGACAGTGCTTACTTTAAAATCCAAGTCACACCTAAGAATAACGACACGTTTGAGCACTTGTTCAACGCGCGTATTCTGGCGGATGAAGACAACGTAGCTGGTCTGATGCCTAGAGACACTGGTGAATATAAGTTCCCTGTGTTTGCTCAAAACGACAAAGTTCAAATCAAAATAATTAACGACAGTGCCTTTCCATGTGCCTTCGGGTCTATGGAGTGGTCAGGTATGTATGTCGGGAAATCACAGAGGCTATAATGAATGTATACGTCCGCAACACCCATAAGGATGACCTAGACCATCTAGCGGAAAACCTTAGGGAAGCAGACGTTCAGGAATTAAACGCACAAGCTGGTTTGCCTCCCAAGGTAGCATTAAAGTTGGTGTTGTTGTTCTCACGACAATGCAAAACCATGTGTGATCCTGAAGGTACACCTATCGGGGTCTTTGGCGTTAACGACACACAAACGGTTGGTTTGGGGTCCATCTGGATGATGGCAACCCCAGACCTCCTTAAACATCAACGTCAGTTCCTACGAGAGTGTAGGGAAGGTATCTATGAGGTGTCTCAAGGATACTCATGTGTATTTAATTGCACAGACGCACGGAACACTGTCCACCATAAGTGGCTAAAGTGGTGCGGTTTTACCTTCATTAAAGAACACGAGAAATTTGGGCGCGGAAATGAGCCTTTCTATGAGTTCGTAAAAATACTTTAGGATATAGATATGGAACCAGTAACACTAGCGTTACTCTCAGGTGGCATGAACCTGCTTGGCAGTATGTCTGAGGTGAACGCCCAGAACCAAGCTGCACTAAATAACGCCTATATGGCACGAGGGGCGGCGGCGCATAAACAAGACCAAGAAATGCAATCCTATGTAGAGATGAACCGTCAGTTATTGATGACATCGATGGATCGCGCATTGCAAGCCAGATCGAACACAGACCTCGCTATGGTTAGTATGTTTGAGACAGGTGGAGGTGGTCAAGCGATGACAGATATGATCGCAGAACGCCGATCTGTTGAAGCCCGTAATCTCTACAGAGACCGTCTAGAGCGTAACAGCCTCAAGATACAAACCAACCGTAATCTCAAAGGATATGAGCAGGAGGCTAAAGGCCGTATTGCGTCAGTCTCGACAACACAACTTAACATGGGTCACATAATGAAAGCTGGTAGCGCCAGTTTGCCTTATCTGACGTAGGGAGCAAACATGGCACGAATTACACCTGATATGCCCCAACGTGGGGCTGCACGAAACCT